TCGACTCCCTTCTGACGCCGATATAAATAAAGAGGCCCTCCTTACGGAGGGCCTCTTTATTTAAGCGCCAGAAGGGAGTCGAACCCTCGTCTCCAGCTTGGAAGGCTCGCAATTGCTTTATATATAATGAATTGCTGTTTATTGTGTAGTTTTATTACACTCCTGAGCTGTTGCCGTGTATGTATTTCACTGGTTTTATGCTATTCACTACCCAATTCGCTTACCATGGGGTAGCCCCCTCGCGGTCGTGATCCGCTCGGCCCTGGCGCGGCGGGTTGCCTGGCATGGCGCACGGCAGGGGGCAGGATCTCAGAGGATAAAGGACAGGATGATCAGGACGGTCTCGACCGCGGCGATGCCCCCGGAGACGAGCGCGGCCGTCCGCCAGAGGTCACGGGACTGCGTTATCTGCTGCACGTAGGCAGGCAAGTCCTTCGACAAGGACGTCGACGAGGCCGAGGCATCGGATAGCGAGCTCGTAGTCGCCGTCGAGGCCGTCACGGAGTCGGCCAATGCCTGCGACGTGGTCGTCGACAGCATGGACAAGGCGCTCGAGCTCAGCTCGTCGCTCTGTATCGCGCCGCTCAACTGCTCGCCGATACTCGTCCCACTCTGCGATAGCTCGGCGGCTTGCGTCCTCCGCGCGTCCAGCCTCTGCACGAGCTCGGCTGACAAGGACCGCAAGGTGCTCGCTGTGGTCGATAAGGTCGGCTCCGACGTCGTCGACGGCTCGCCCTCTTGCGCCGAGACGGTACGCGCCGCAAAGAGCAAGACCAAGCCCAAGAGCGCCAGCAGCCACCAGCGCGAGGATAGATCGTCGCGACACCTCATGCCTCCTTCTCCCGGAGCTCGGCCTCGACCTCGTCCCCCGGGAGTAGCCCGAGGGCCCGGAGCGCGGCGTTGAATTCGCGGTACCGCAGGTACGGCAGCATGATGCACGCGGCCGACCACGGCGCCCGGTACGCGGCTCCCGTCTCTGGATTGTAGTCGTCATGGATTAGGTACCGGCCCTGGCGACCCTTCTCCGCGTCCATCTGCATGGCGTCCTCGTCGATGGCCTCGCCTTCGAAGTCCATGGCGTCGATGATCATGTGGACAGGGTTGGCGTAGGCTATCCGATCCTGGAAAAGACGGATCCGGAACCGCCCCGGTGCGATGCTCTCGCGCCAGGTGCACTTTGGGTGGATCGCGACGGACTGGCAGCGGCCGGCGTAGATGGTCGCGGGACCGTGCAGGATCCGGATCGTGTCCAGGTAGACCGGCGATAGCGTCGCGGGGTCGAAGCCGAAGGACCGCTTATCGCGGACGATCTCGATATTCGGGCGGGCGGTCATGCGTCACCTCCGAGGGCCGTGATATAGCCGCGGTTCTTCGCGGTGCACTCGTCGACGACCTTGACGTAGCGCTCGTCGCCGGCGGCCGCGAACTGGAGCCGGTACTCGGCATACACGGCGATCTTTCGTCGGCAGGCCTTGACCACCGCCTCGGCGATCTCCTGGCCCCAGGTCGCGAGCATCCGCGCCATGGCCGGCTCGAGCTGGCTCCAGGTCGGGAACGTGATCGTCGCGGAGGGGCCGGCGGCGCAGGGGTCGCCGGACACGTCCTCGACGAGCCGCGCGTACTCGTCAGCCAAGGCTGCGAGCTTCCCGTCGAGATACGCCTGCCGATGCGATAGGGCGAGTCGGTGCTTGAAGTCGTTTTCGTTGACGGCATGGTAGACGGGCCCGCGGAGCTCCTGCGCCGCGGAGTTGAGCGCCGGCGTGCAGAGTCCGGAGCCGGAGAGCGCGCGACGGATCGGACGCCCGAGCGCCTGGGTGATATCGCGGGTCTCGGTCTTCAGGTCGTCGTCGATCGCCTTGATCCGCTCGTCCATGTAGTGCTTCGCCTCGTCGCGGGTGTCGATGCGTGTGACGAGGTCGAGCTTGACGCCATCCTTCCCCGCAGTGATCCCGGCGAGGCGGCCACGGAAGGCGAGTACGAGCGTCGGGCCTCCGAGCGCGAGGGCCACGGCGGCGATGATGATGATCTTGAGCAGCTCCTTGTCCATACCGCTATCCCTCCAGTTCCGCGAGTCTGGCTCGCAGATCATTCATGCCTTCCATCTACCAATAGCCATCCAGCCAGCTTCTCGTCCAGCACTGGCCTGGGAGGTTATGGCTTTGTATGCAATCAAGAACGCACTGGCCGTACTGGGGTAAGCATCAACAGAGAATGCCGTTAATGATCTAACACCAATGCCTAATGAGTATTCTGTACCTAGGGTTTCCTGAACAACTCATTCAAGCGTATTCAGCTCCGAGTTGAACCGAGAATCTAGTCTTTCTAACAAGGATTTCAACCAAGTCCCAAATAGTGACAAAAAGAAGCCGTAGCCTCTCCTTGAGGATACGCTCCAGGTTCATCATGAAGAATACCATCATGATACTCGTCTCGCTAGTTTCTCGTAGTTTCGTACGAATAAGGCCAAGCGTGTGGCTTCGTTTCGCTACTCCGAATTTACCTTCTACAGAACTTCGAATTCCTTCGTCGATTCGTTCTTGTTTTCTCAGTTCTCGCAATAGCTGCTTATTCTCGTCTGTTGGCTTATAGGGTCGACCGAGCTTCGGTCCGGTAATTCGTATAGCATGGTCTTTACAATACTGCAAGTTCTCGCGAGTCCTATAGATCTTATCCGCATGCACCGACTCCGGATAATAGCCATACCGCTTTCTATAATCATCAATCTGGTCTTTTAGATCGGTACTCTCGTTATACGGATCCCATGACAAACGATCGACCCTGCAGTACCCATCGACTACGCTCAGGCTCACCTTCGCGCCAAACTCGAACGCTGCACGGGCTTTACCCCGAGCGATGGCCCGCACATGCGGTTGCGATATGCTTATGATCCTTCCAGACAACGAACGAGTTCTGGTTCGATACAACTCTCGTTGCTGACGATACACTTCATTGATTATTAATAGATCACGGTACTGTTTCCGGGTCAAATCCTTTGTTCCGACATTCGCCACTAACTCTTGAACATAGTTGAGATTACGATACAGGTATTGAAGCTGGCCCTTCAGCGCGCGCCGAATGGTTTTCTCAGTGTTTCGACGCCTGCGAATGAAATTAAGGAATTCTATCCTTGCAGTCTTCCGATAGGTCCTCGGTCGCTTCGTTCCGGCGGGGCTCGCCGCGATGAGCGTATCGATGATGCGATCAGTCTTCTCGCGAGCCTCGTTCAACAATCCGACATCATTCGGAAATCGTACATCCTGCGGCGCGCAGGTAGCGTCGACGATTAACTGTCCCTTGTTTTCCGGAGGCGGATTCCCGGATGGCGGATCCGTCGGAGGATCATCGACTGTTTTGTTTCTCGTTCGTTCAATTACTATTTCATTCACTTCCGCGAGTATCTTCGGTCCCAGTCGTTTCCTGAAGTGAACCATGAGACTCGCGTCGAAGGGCTTCTCGTCCTTATAGACTTCATACCCGATGAAGTACTGCAGGTAATGACTTTCCTGAATCGACTGTACAACTTCATCGTCGCTTTGCTTTAGCTTCTCTTTGACGATCAGTGAACCAAGCGCAACCCGTACCGGCAACGCCGGATTCCCGGTTTTCGATTTGAACTGCGCGGCGTATCGTTTTTCAAAATCATCCCATGGAATGATATCCGCTAAAATAACCCAGCGATTATCACGTCGTAGCTTGCCACCAAAGGAAATCGCGAAGTTATCGAAGTCTACTTGTCCCGTTGGTACTCTATACACGTCGCACTCCGAAGTGCACGCCTTTTTGGCATATTTCCTCAATTTCCGTGCACTCTTGCGATCCATTATACCAACTATTTCCTTGTCTTGTAAATTCTTAGATGTTGTTCAGGAAGCCCTACCTACGAACGGATATGGGAAATTAACGCCGACGGCGGCAGATCTGTATCCACCCATGTGCGCGGTAGATATTGCAAGGGAAGCGCTATGCGAACCCCATTGAATCAACGTTCCATCGCTGAGAATAATATACGTGCCATAGCTATTACGAGATGAACGGATGATTCCAGCGCCAACCTTCGCGTAACGCGCTAGAGTTCGTGAAGCGATCTTCCCATCAGCGAAGTGAAGATAAACCATGAAATACGAGCCGTCAGATAGCAGCGCAGTATCAGGATAAACAGTCACAACCGTATTATCTATTACTGACTCTGCCGACCATAGGACCCCATCAGCGCTAATGCGCTCAGATAAATATCCTGACGAGTTTCTGTATAGCACGCGGAATGTATCATCGAGCTGTTGGAAAATGTCACCATCACCCGTACCAGCCGGATTGATAATTGACGCAGAACTCCATGTAATTCCGTCGTCGCTTGTCTGCTGGTATAGATACGTCGTGGCTCCATCGCGGAATGTGATTCGATACTTCCCATCGCGTTGCTGAATTAACGATGGATCATTTGCGCTTGAGCTTCGAACAGTAAGCTCATCTGACCAAACAATGCCATCCTCGCTCGTTCGCTGTACGATGTGCAAATCACTCAAGCGCTGGTACACCACCCTAATCAAGCCATCCATGGACTGAATCAAATCTGGGTAGTTGGAGCCGGCTGCATTGATGACAGATTCTGCCGACCAGGCAGCTCCATCATCCGCGCTAGTTCGCTGGACCAAATAATCGTCAGAGCCTCGTCGATATACAACTCGAATAGTTTCATCACTCTGTTGAATGATAGCGCAAATTGATGTGGCGGCTGCATTGATGACAGATTCTGCCGACCAGGTAGCTCCATCGTCCGCGCTAGTTCGCTGGACAAGGTAATTATCTGAGTTCCTTTTGTATACTAGCCTGAGAGTTCTATTAGCTTGCTGAATTATTGCTGGATAATTAGAACTGCTGCTCACAATTATTGAAGCGAGTGACCATGGCGCTTCTATTTCAGCATTGAAATCTCCATCCATGATGATGGAATCACCTACCCCAAGCCGTCCGATCCTAGCTCGCAACTGCTCAGCCCCGCCAAGAGGTGAATCAAGATAATCCAGAGAGTCATTGTCAAGTTGCGTTGCACGTCGCTTTACTCCTTCCCCGGCATACGAGCGAATTGGAATATCGACAAACGACCCCTCGCCGGATGATGGGTCGAACATCAGCTCGCCTTTTGAAGAGCCGAGCTTCCAGAGGCCGGTATTGTTGCAGTACATCCCAGTCGCATTGGCATCGGCAACAGAACCATCGGCCGCGTACCGGCCGCCGACGACAAGCGTTTTCCCCACCGACAGGTCATAAGCCCACAGCGAGACGATCATCGCCTTCGCGTAGGCAACGAGGCTCCCTGAGGCGGAGTCATTGTCGACGATCCACGCGACAATGTCGTTGATGGCCTTGGCTCTCGCCTCGTTGTAATACGCCCACGCGCTTGTCGCTTCGGTCCATGAAGCCAACCCATCGTAGTAGCGGATCGCTCCTCCGCCAGACGCGAAGAGGTTGCTGTCGAAGTAGTAGTCGCCGAGGATCATCCCGGCGGTCGGAGCCGACGTCAGCGCTCCCCAGTAGATCGCGCTCGCTGAGGAGTCGAGCGCCACCGGCACCGTCACCTCGCGAAGGAGCGTCGTCGTCCCTCCGGCCGCGTAAAGCGAGACGCGTACACCAGTTACGTATGCGCTGCTATAGGTCGCCGGCACAGTATAGGTCTTGCTCGACTCATCGGCGCTCGATGTATAAACAGTCATCCACGTCGATCCGTTGGTGGTTAGTGCAATTTTAATGCGCCCGGCGTATGCGGTGCCGTCGGCGTTCTTGGCTGACGCGGTAACGGCCGCAGGGGAGAGGGCGTCGGCGCGGGAGCGGGAGATATAGGGGGCGGAGAGGGTAAGGGTCTTCTGGGCCAGCTCGATGGCGTTGGCGACTTCCTGCGGGGTCTGGCCGCCGAGGTTCGGCGAGCTCGGCGGGGTTGACTCGCCTTCGGTAACAATGGCGACGGACTCGAAGTCGGCGGCGCCCTCGAGCGTGTAGGTATAGAGGCCGGGCTGCTGCTCGGATTCGGAGATGCCTACGACGCGGCATACCGTCGAAATCCCGGAGTAGACCGGGTCCTCTACGGTGACGTACGCGCCGAGCGCGAACGCGGTCTTGCTTTTGGCCGCGTAGCCCATGTCGGAGAATCGATAGTACTGCGCGAGAGCGGCGGCCAGCGCCTGCGCGGCGGCCTTCGCGAAGACGTACTCGCAGTCGTGCTCGAAGAGATCGGCGGCCCCGGACTTGGCTACGCGAGCGGTGTTCTTGCTCGTACGCACGTAAGCGCTGCCGGTGATGCGCATCTTCGTGATGGAGCGCGCGGCCGCGGCCGTGTTGCGGTACCCGAATGAGCACTTGCGGTAGTAGTTCGTCAGGGCGCGCTGCACGACGATGCCGGAGCCGAGCGTCACGTCCATCGCCGCGCTGGTCGCGATCACGATGTCGTAGCCGTCCGGCGACTTCCACGACGCGAAGACCTCACCATCATCGGCCGTCTTCGGGTAGTAGTCCTTGCCGTCGGCGTCTCCGGCCGCGGCCAGTTCGATGTTGCAGGCGAGCGCCGCCGTCGCGCCGGCCGTGTCCTGAAACAGGACGAGCCCGTTCTTCAGTTCGACCTCGCTGTACGAGACGCGGATGTCGTCGTATTTCTCGGCGACCTTCTTCTGCACGAGCGAGCCCCGCAAGTTGCGCGTACCGGCCGCCGTGGACAGCGTACCGGCCGGCGTGATGGTCCCAGGATTCACGTACGGCACGATGTCGAGGAGCCCGGACTCGGTAAAGTTGTAGACGTGCTGGTGCTCGAACAGGATGTTGCCGAGCACGGTCGCGTAGTCGGTCTTGTCGTCGGCCAGCACGATCATGTACGGGACGATGGTCGATATGGTCGGCGCCGCCGGGGACACGGTAACGCCGGCGGCGGCGGCGATGACATGGACGAGCGAGGCGGCGGGCGCGGCCGGATTGCAGACCGCGTAGCCCGGGCAGACGAGCGGCGCGGTGATGGTCTGGCCGAGCTTCTTGAGCGAGTAGTCCTCGGCGCGCAGCTCGATGTACTTCTGGCCGTCGCGGATCGTGGCTTCGAAGTTCGGCGAGATGTAGCCGGCGAAGTAGGCGGCGCTGTCCTTGGTGATCGTGATCTGGATCGAGGTCGACGAGATCAGGTACGACCAGAGGTCGGCGTTGAACCGGCAGCGGAACGCGCAGACGTTGACGTTGGCCTTGAGCTCCGTATGAAGGCGGCGCTCGCGGCTGATGCTCGGGATTTCCACATGCTGCGTGATGACGAGCGGAACGGCTCCATCGTCGAGAGAGAAGAGCCACGTGCTCATGCGTACCTCGCGTTGCGCTGCAGGATAGAGTCGATCAGGAGCGCGAGCTCCTCGAGCCCGCCGGACCCGACGACGTTGCCCTGGTTGTAGAAGTTGAAGGTGATACTCTGCGCCCCGGCATAGGACGCGCTCGAACCCGACGACGTCGTGCCGTACGTGCTCGTGCTCTGGCCAACGGCCTTGGCGTCGGAGAGCGATACTGGATTGATCAGCGACGCCCTGGCGATGTTGACTCCAGCCCACCCGAGCGCTTTGTTCAGCGCGTCGACGATACCGTTCCACATCTTGATGATGAAGTTCCCGACCGGGATCATGATCTTGTTGGCGAACCACACCATCATCTTGGCCAGCCCCTCGATCACCGGCGTCAAGATGTTGATCACCGGTATCAGCATCTGCGCGATGATCTGGCCGAAGATCTGCAGCATCCCCGAGATCGGCGCGAGCAGGTCCTCGAGGAGCGGGCCGAGCACGTCGAACATGCCCTGGAGTATGGTCTGAATCGGATTGAGGATCGCCTGCAGGTTGCCGAGCGAGCCGGCGAAGTCGGCGAACATCCCGGGGATTTCATCTATACCAAGAGCCTCCCCGAGAAGCGCTCCGAAGCTCATGTCCGCGCCGCCGAAGATGCTGCCGCCCTCTGAGATCGACGCGGGGTTGTTCTGCATCCCGGCTAGGAGCGCCTCATTCGCGGCGAGGATGCGCTCCTCCGAGCTCATGGTGAACGACTCCATCATCGCCGCGATCTCGGGATCGTCTCCGATGCCCGAGTCGACGGGGCGCCATCCTACCTGGTTCGCCTCGATGAAAGCGTCCCACGCTTTTTCTTCGTCGGTCTTGTCCTTCGGCTTCGATGAGATCGAAGGCTTTGATGACGAAGCAGCCGGAGTAGCCGTGGCTCGACGATCCTGCTCGAGCCGCATAGCCTGCAGTTGGTCGGTCGCAGCGCCGTATGCGCTGCTGAGCATTTGGCCGCGGACCTGGACACCGCCGCCCATGTCGTACGCGGCGCCCTTCACGATAGCGTTGTACATGTCGCGCGCGATCTGCTCTTGCTTATCCGCTGCGGCCTTGAGATCGCTATCTGATAAGAGAATCAGGGCCCCGGAGTCCTTGTCAGCGATGGCCTTCTGTACCTTCGCGTAGCTGCGCGCGACATCGATCGCGGCGGTCCATTGGCGCGTCAGGTCGGTAAGCCACGTGCGCAGCGGCGTCATCCCTTCGCTGATCAGCGCCCCGAGGCTTTCTTTGAGGTCTCCCACTGCGTTGGTGTAGTTATCGATGGATACCTGCGCGGAGCCCGAGAGTGCTTCGGCCATGCCGTCGTACTGGCCGGCGACGAACTCGATGGCGTCACCGGCGAGGAGCTGCTCCTTGGTCAGGTCTTTCATGCCTGGCAGGATCTCGCCGAGCTCGCCGGCCGTGCCGCCGAAGGTCTTGTTGAGCTGCTCGACCGAGGTCTTCAGATCCTTACCGGTAGCCGCGCTCATGTCGGCGGCCGCCGAGATGATGGCGCGGATCTGTTCCTCGGTCCTGCCGCTCGTGGCCAGCAGCGTCTCGAACGAGAGCACGACCTGGTCGTCTACGCCGACGAGCGAGGCCATCGACTGTGCGAAGGCCTTGAGCCCCGACGCTCCTGACGACGAGATCTGCGTGGCGCCGCGCATGGCGGCCTCGAAGCCGAGGAGCGCCTTCTCCTGCTGAGCCCAGGCGCTCTCCATGTCGGCGGCGACCGAGGCCAGCTTCTTACCGAAGCCAGCTATCGCCGTGACGACGAAGGCCTTGCTAATCAGGTTCCCGACCTTCTGCACGTCGCGGCCGAAGCCGTTGATGGTCTGGGCCGCGGCCTTGATTCCAGATCCGGTCTTGTTCTCGGCCGATACGATGACTTTCGCAACGCGGCTCATGGGCCCTCCTAGCGGACCGAATTCACCTCGCGCAGATAGGCGAAGTACTCGGCCTGGATCGCGCGCAAGATGGCCATGGTGGTCCCCGGCTGCTCCATGTACGAGCCGGGGAACGGCAGGTGCTGGAAGTAGCCGTGCCGGTTATTGATCAGGGGAAGAAAGAGGTCGATCCACGGCGCCCAGTAGTCGCCCCGGCAGTCCTCCCAGATCTCCGGGTCGCTGAGCTCGCCGCGGAACCGGCCGCCGGCGATGTGCGCTAGCTCTCGTCGCTCTTCTTCCCCAGGGTAAAAAGGACGTTCTTGGAATAGTCACCGAGCACCTTCTTGAGCAGGCTCGTCTTGTCCATGATCACCCCCACGACCTCGGCGCCGGCGAGCATGGTCTGCTCGTCCTTGTAGAGGTTGTGGTCGACGATCAGCCGAGGGAACACCTCGCGGAAGAGCTCGAGTAGCGGGCCCTGGTCGCCCGTCGCCGCGCACTCCTTGCTGACCTTGCCGAAGCGGTTGGAGTCGAAGGCGTCCGGCTCCCGCAGCTCGACGAAGGCGTCGGCCTGCGGTACGCCGAAGTACTCGCCTATCTCGATCCTGGTCGTGACCAGGTAGTCCTTGGTGTGTACTATCATGGTCAGTACTGCGCCACCGTCGCGTCGTATACCACGACGGAGATCGGGGCGGTCGAACCCACCTCCGTCGCCTCGCCCGAGAGCGAGGTCATGAGCACGCCCGTGTCGCCGACGTTGGTCTTGCACTCGGTCACGGCCACATTGTTGAGCGTGATGTCCATGCGGTACTTGTACGTGGTCGCGATAATGGCCGGACTCTCGAAGTGCAGCACGACGGACGAGAGCAGCGCCTCGGTCAGCAGGTTGGTCGTCTGGATGGCCTCGGCGTTGGTACCGTACGGCAGCTCGAGCGTGACCGTGATCTTGCGCTTGCCGTGGAGCGGCTCAGACAGATAGACGCCGGTGGAGCTGGTCTGCGGCCCGTCCTCGAGCTGATTGGCGTAGTCGAAGGTGATGCCCGTGACCTCGAGCGTGGTCCCGCCAGCAACCACCGTGGCGCCGACGAACTTGTACGCCTTGAGGCTCGGCGGCACGGACGTCGCTATCGAGGCGACGACGCTCTCGTCCTTGCCCTTGAGCGTGAGCGTGGCTCGTACGTAGTCGCCCGCCTTGGCCTCGAGCTTGAGGCTATCGACCTTGCAGCCGGAGTACTGCTTGACCACCTGCTTACGGTCGATCCTGATCGTGTACGACGGCAGGCTCCCGGCGGCCGCTACCGGCGACAGCGTGTGCTGCTGCTGGCCAGTGACCGCGGCGACCACGTCGGTCCCGCCGAGCGCGGCCTTCATGATGTAGCCCGCGTTCTCCGGCTTCAGTATGAAGGACACGTCGCCCGAGGCCTTGAGCGCCTGGAGGTCGAGGCCCGCCGTGGCTAGCGCCGCGATGAGGCTCTCCTCCTCGGTCTTGGTTACCTCGGGAGCCATGCTCTCCGAGCTGAAGTTGATGAGCATGGTGTCAGCGACGGGAGTGCCCCACGCGGACTCCTTGCCGATGGCGAACCTGGCGCCTGCGCCGGTATGGAAGGACATGTCTACTCCTCCTCCGCGGGGATCTCCGCGATCGTGACGTATACGGCGTAGCCGAGCCCTACGAGCTCGGCGGCCCTGGCCACGGGCAGGTCGTACTCCTGCCCGCTCTGGAACTCGAAAGCGCATCCGAGCATGCGGACGCGGGCGGTCTTCTCTTTCATCTCGCCTCCTCGTAGCGGAACGCGGCGACCACCTTGGCCGCCTTGATATCCTCTTTCCCCTCCACGCCGTCGAAGCGGTCGCGGCTCTCGATCTCGAAGAAGTCGGGGTGATCCCCGATGCAGTCCAGGATCGACAGCATGTACGCGTCGGCCTTGGCCCGCATGAGCGCCACCGTGTCACCCTGGGTAAAGACGATGATCTCGACCGGTAGCCGCACGTCGACCGTGGTCATGGTGAGCGGCTCGATCGTCTCTTCGCGCGGGTCCAGGAAGATGCCGACCTTCTTGGCGGGGAGCTGATACTCCCGCGTGACTACCTGATCGCTGGAGATGGATGTCAGCGGGACGCCCTCCGTCGAGCGAGCGGTGATACATGCGTTCAGGTTGGTCGTCAGATAGGTGGCCAGGTCGTCTATGGTCATCGCGATATGCTCCATCCGTCGCCGAACGTGCGCTTTAGCACGCGATTGATACCCTTGTCGATGCCGGCCTCGTACTCGGGCGAACCCTCGAAGCCTGAGTAGGCCGCGGTGAAGAAGCGGCGCGCCGGGATCTGTACTGTTTTCTTGCTCTTCCACTGGCCGTCGGCGCCGATGAAGCGCAGGACCTTCTTGCGGCGCGCGTTGATGGTGGCGCCTCGCTCGAGCGGCTCGGCGATGTGCCGAGGCGCCGCGACGACCGCGTGGAATTCTGACCGGCGCCGACCGTAGACGTGGCGCCTGAGCCAGCCGCTACGCGTGCCGATATGGGCTCCCATGCGCTTCTGCACCCAGGTCTTGCCGGCGGTAGCGACCGCGGCCACGATGGCCTTGACGGCGGGCTGCATCTCGATACCGAGCTTGGTCAGGGCCCGCACCGGCTCCTTGATCTCGGCGAGTAGCTTGACGGCGATCATAGCCGCACCACCCTGTAGCTCGACAGCGGCCGGAGGTACTTCTCGAAGCTCGTGTAGTTGATGAAGCTTCGCGTGTTACCGCCGTCGAACGTGGTCGAGCTCACGCCGATATTCTCGCCAGCTTGCTGTGACAGGAGCGACGCGATCTCCATGACCGCCATCTGGATCAGTGCGGGTACCGTGGCGAAGCCCGCCGTGTACGCGACCACGATGGTCGAATGCCGGGAGAAGACGGATCCGGTCGTGTCGGTGAGGCGCTCGTCGTCGAGCGAGAAGTCAGCCACGTCGCGCGATACGCCGTCGATGGTCACGCTCGTCAACGCCGTGACCGGCTTGGCCTTGAGCTGTATAGTCGAGCGGCCGGTGCCGGCGATGGTGTGCGTGTAGCTCGCGCTTGGAGGGGAGTACGAGAGGTAGTCGGCGACGATCTTCTCGGCCGCTTCGATGTAGAGCTGGTATAGCTGCTCGCCGGTCGTGTCCGAATCGAGCTTGTTGGCGTACTTCTTCCAGGTCGCTAGCAACACGTACGACGCCATGGGTTAGGCCTTCTCCGCCACGAGCTCCTTGACGAGCGACGCGGCTATGCCCTTCGGCAGCTCGGCGACCTGGCCGCGGAGGAACACCCCGCGGTCGCTCGACCAGAGCTGCAAGAATTTGACCTTGATGGTCTTGGCTTCCGACTCTGGCGGCTGGCCCGCGCCCGGATTCTCATTCGCACTTCCTGCCATATCGATCCTCCTCTACCTCCTGAATGGAAAGGCCCCGAGACGAAGGAGGCTGGACGCCCCGGGGCCAGAGAGAGCTAGTCAGATATCGCCGCGTATCCGAGCTCGGCGATGTCCAGCGTGACGGCAGCGGCCGCGCCGGTCCTGTAGTTGACCGACGGGGTAAGCTCGCCGTCCGGCAGGGTGCCGGCGAAGCGCGCGACCTCGACGTCGTCGACGAACGCCCGTACCGTTGACCCGTCCCACCAGAGCGCCAGATCTATGTCGGCCGTTCCGAGCGCGCCTACCTCGATAGAGGTCGTCTGCACGCCGGCCTTGTAGGCCTTGACGTAGAGCGTCGGCTCGCCGGATATCGATACGAAGAAAACGCCCGCGACGCCGCTCGACAGACCATGTGCCGAGGTGGTAGCCATGAGCGCGGTCTTGAGCTCGCAGAGGCCGAAGAGCAGGTCGGCGTCGTCTTCCTCGGATGCCTTGCACTTCATGCGCAGGCGCACGTCGGTGTCGGCGTCGATCTTGACGGTCTCGCCGCGGAGCTGCGCGTTCACGCCGTCGTAGTCGGCGTTGTCGGTCGTGATCCGCAGCGGATAGCCGGCCGCCTGGCCGGCCGCCAGGGTAGAGTCGCCTCCGGCCCCGGCCTCGAGCACCGTGACCACGAATTCCGCCGGATCGCCCGACGAGGCGTCGCACGGCAGGCCGGCGCGCAGGCCCCAGGCCCGGGCGCCCTCGCCGACCGCCCCGTAGACGCGCCAGGGGCGCGCCTGGTCGCGGATTAGCTCCGCGCCCTTTATCTGTTCCCGTACTATTCCCATGTTCACGTCCTTTCATCCCGAAGGATGCCGGGGGCGCGGACGCCCCCGGCTAGGGTCAGCTCGCCGCGGTCTTGAGCCTGCGGAAGCTCGGACCGATGAGCGGCTTGCCCTGCATGTACATGAACGCCTGGAAAGTCACGTTGTCGGAGCCGACCGTCTTGATCGGGTCGACCTGGATCTCCTGGGCGATGGCCAGGGCGTAGTGCTTGAAGTAGCCGCCCACGGCGACGTACGAACCGGCGGTCAGCGTGGTGAGCGCGTAGCTCGAGAGGATCACCGGGATACCGAGGATTGTGCCCTTGGTCAGGTACTCGATCTTCATCGGGTCGTAGCCGACGGACGCGGCGCCGAGCGCGGTCTTGAAGATGGCCGGGTGCACGACGATGGCCAGGCTGTTGACGTCTCCGCCGAGCGCCAGGAGCTGCAGGGCGAGATCCAGGTAGTCGGCCCAGTTCGGAGCGGCCGCGGCGCCAGAGGTGCAGGTGATGTCCTGGCTCGTGGTCACGCCGGAGGCGCTGGCGATCATGGTGCCGAGCATGTCTGACCCGGAGCCTGCGCCGACGATGATGGCCTTATCGATGGCGCCGGCGAACGCCTCCGCGAATATAGCAGGGAGTTCGGCCTCGATGTCCGAGGACATGAGCGCGCCCATCGAGATAGCGATGGTCGAATACCAGGCCTTGAGGGTAAGCGGGTCGCCGGTGAGCGCGCCCGTCGAATCGCTCGCGGTGCCGGTGGCTCCGGGCGCGGTGCCCACGGGGAGCGCTACGGACGGCGCCCAAACCGGGACGACCGTTTGCGCGTTCTTGCCCATGAAGACGGAGACCTTCGACCGGAGCTTGCCGCCGTCGACCAGCGCTCTGATGATACCGGGCGCAGTGGCCACGCCAGTACCGTTTGAGGTAACCGCGCGGCGCTCGATGCCGGAGATGTCGATCGAAGAGCGCTTGCCGCTTTCGACCGCTGCCAGGAGCTGCTTGCGGACGCTACCCCAACCGGACTCGGCCGGCTGGTCGGCGGGCTTCGGCATAGCGGCCATGGCGGTCTCTACGGAGCGGAGCTCCTCGAGGGCCGCGAGCTTGCCGCGGATCTCCTCGACCTTGGCCATGGCGCGGGTCATCGCGTCCTTGTCGTTCTTCTCTATGGCCGCGCGGGCTTCCTTGCCGGCGGCCTCGAGCTGCTCGCGCAGCTCCTTCAGCTTGTCCATAGTGATCCTTTCCTCGTCTCCCGACGATGAATCGCGTGATCAGAACTTGATGCCGTACTCCAGCTCGATGAGGTCCAGCTCGAACGCGGCGCGAGCCTCGGGTGCTATCTCTAGCGGGCCGGGGGTGCTCTCGGTATCGGTGGACGTATCGGCCTCGGTGGCCGGCTCTGGCTTGTGCAGGGAACGGAATTCCGCCGCTCCCTCGTCGTAGAGGGAGCGGCGGGCCGCGTCGGACTGGGCGCCCGGGTACGCGGGGAACGCGACGCCCGGCGATACCTCGAGGAGGCGGACCTCCTTGAGCGTGCGGACCATGGGCTCGGACCGGCTGTCCCACTCCTCGAGCTCGGCGAAAAAGCCGAAGGATACGCCGTTGCAGTCGCCGCGGGCGACGGTCTCGAAGTAGTCCTCGGCGACGGCCGTGTCGCGGAGCTCCACGGAGAAGTGGAGGCCGTCGGCCTCGTCGCTGAACGTTAGCGTGCCGTTCTTGCGCGAGCCGAGGATCTTGCTGTCGTCGTGGCTCCAGAAGGCGAAGACGTCGGTGCCGTTGTTGAGCGTGCGCTTGAAGGCGCCCGGGGCGATGACCTCGACGAAGCCCCACATCTCCTCGCTGCGCGAGTTGTACGGGATCACCCCGTCGATGAACATGGCGCCGTTCTCGCCCTTCCTGGTCTCGATCTTGGCGTACGCGTCCATGACGCGCTTGGTCTTCTCGGGCTTCGACATCGTCATCCTCCTACTGCGCCTGCGAGCCCGTCGCACTGGACGGGTCCGGAGACAGCTTGCCGTCGATCAGGGCGGCGGCCTTGAGTTTCGCGCTCGCCATGTACGCGTCGAGCACGTCGTCGCGGAGCGGCATCATGTTCGCGGGAACGAGGCGGGCGTCGGCGCCCTCGGCCGGCGGCTCCATGTTCTCGCGCTTGCAGATACCGCCAGGCGAGATCGCGCCCATGGCGAAGAGCTTTGAATAGAACTCCGACCTGGTCTTGGCGTCAGGCCTGAGCAGCACGTTGAAGTCGAACTCGAAGTAGTGCGTTTCACGCTCCCACGGGTCGAGGAGCGTCGCGAGACGTTGCTCGATATGGTGCATGTACGGGGACAAGGTGAAGTTGAGGTAGACGGTCATGGCCTGCTCGAGGCCGCCGTACTTGACGTCGTAGGTGTTGTTCACGAGGAAGAGCGGAACGCCGAAGCCCTTGCAGATCTCTATCTCCTGGAACTTGCGGGACTCGAGGAGCTCGGCGTCGCGGTTCGAGTGCTGGTGCTGGAGCTCCGTGAGTTTCATCCCGGCCCAGGTAACGAGTGGCTTCCCGGCGTTATCGGCACCGGTATAGTGCTCGGCCAGGTAGTTCGCTACCGTCTGCGCTATCTTGGACGCCTCTTCTTCGTTCGTGCAGTTTTTCGTCATCTCGGCTACGTCGACGAGCAGCTTCGTGTTGATTCCGTTCCCGAAACTGGAGAGCGAGTACTCGTCCAGCTGGATACCGAGCTGGATAGCGATCTTGACGAGGTCGGCCGGGGCGAAGCCCTTGCCGGTGTCGTCGGTGATCAGGCTGGGGATATGCAGGATTTCGCGATCGGTGTAGGTGACGCCGTTGTAGGTATAGGTAATGCGCGGCCAGTCGGCGACCGAGCGTTTTACGGCCGCCGGGTTAAGAAGTCGCAGCGCGACGAGCTTGTCGCCCTGGTAGCCCTTGAACAGGTATGCGTTGCCGCCCTGCATGATGTGGCGAAGCAGCTTCCCGATGAAGAGCGTCGGCGACTCGTACGGGTTCGGGCTGTAGCGCAGGAGCTTGTAGAGCGGGTGGTCGGTCGCCTTGCGGCGGGAGTCGTCGGCGCCGCGCGCGTAGAGGTTGATCGGCATGATGGATATGGCGTTCGCGATCGCGTTTGTGCAGGCCTGGACGGTGGTGTTGCGCTGGATATCTGATTGCGGAAAATGCGGAGACGTGGAATACAGTGTCGCCGGGTTTACCGGAGATGGTAAACCCGACGACGATGAGGAACGGCGACTGCGATACCGTGAAAATAGGCCCATGCTGCCTCCCGGCATGAGGGTCCAACGCCTCTACAACAGATAGCGTACTACACGTTCGTGTACACTTCAAGCTGTATATTTAAGCAATTAGTATCTTATTTTAGACAGGTCGAAGATTTTAGGCCTTGACGCAATCTCGACGAGCTGCGCCTTGAGTACGCTGTAGGCCATGATCGACGTGATCACGCCGTCTATACGCTTCCTGCCCTTGGCCGTCTGGCTCTTCGTAATGAAGTACGAGTCCGAATTCGGATTGAGCTTGTTGATCGCGTTCGAGACCATCCAACGCGCGATCGGGTTGTCGTCCATAATCAGGTCATCGACGATGGCCTTCTCCCAGTCTTTCGATGCCGGCGACATGTTCTTGGTCTTCTGCTCGAACGGTATAATCGTGGCGCGGGTCGCGTACTCGGCCTCAAAGCCCTTGGCCTTGGCCGGGTCGTAGGTGATCGCCATGATATTGTCGCGCTTGAGATCGGAGTCGAGGTCCTCGTAGACGTACGAGTAGTCGATGCACTCGCCGGGCGTCGCAACGAGGAGGCCGGCCTCGATCCATGCGCGGATGCTCGGGTTCTCCAGGTGCATCTTGGTCTCGACCTGCGCTTCGGGGATGTAGAAGCGATGCGCGGCGCGGAACTTGCCGAGGCTCGCGAGGTAGTAATAACGAGTCGCTGCGGTCCAGTCCCAGATCGTGGAGAAATCGAGCCCGACGACGCACGGGGCCTTGGCCAGAATCGCGGGCTCAACGGGGTGCTTCGTCGCGAGCCGCGCGCACTTCGCCCATGTCCTGTCCGGGATCCAGGTATCGTTCGATACCTGCCAGAGGTTGCAGTACTTGACCTTGTACTCGAGGGCGCGGATCGGTATCGACTTCGCCTGCTTCAGCTCGCCCTCGAAGTACTCGCGCGGGACGGTGATGCCGAGGTTCGGGCAGCTCTTCTGCAGCTTGTCGAGGTCATCCCAGCGGTCGCCCTTGTCGTACTCGTAGATCGCGACAGGTACTCGTCATCGGCGAGCGTGCCGTCGAGCACCTTCTTGGCGTAGTTGTACTCGTCGATGAGCGGGTTCGTGAGCGACGCCGCGGCCGTGCTGATGATGATGGTCAGGCGCTCGGGCCGCGCCCCCATGCCGGACGTGAGGATGTTGTAGGCCTCGCCGTTGTCCTGGGCCGCGAGCTCGTCGATGATGGCATACGAAGGGTTGAGGCCGTCGAGATCTCCGTCGCTCGAGAGCGGCATGAACGAGCTGGCGCGCGCGTCGTTCATGATCGCCTTCGGCGATTTCTGGATCTTGAGCCGGTCCATCAGCCGCGGGTTGGCGCGGATAAAGCGCTCGAGGTTCTTGAAGCTCTTGTTGGAAATGAGCTGTTTGGTCGCGAGCGAATACGCCTCCACGCCGTCTCGCGTCAGGATCTCGAATAGCGCGAGGGCCGAGGCGATGATGGTCTTGCCCTGCTTGCGGCCCATGAACAGGAGCGCCTTCTTGAAGCGGCGCATCCCGGTCGCGCGCGAACGCCATCCGTATAGCTGGCCAAGGAAGAAGCACTCCCATGGCTCGAGGTGGATAGGCTGACCAGCGAACGGATCCTCGAACTGGACGAGGAGCTCGGCGAAGCGGATGATCTCGTCGGCCTTGGCCTCGTCGAAGATCCAGCGGGCGCCGCGCTTCTTCGACGCGGCGAGATCGCGGCGGAACCGCTTGACCGCGAACTTGAGCGCCTCGCACGCGAGCACACGGCCGGCGAGGACGTCGTCAACGTACTGATAGTAGCGCTTGAGGCGCGCCGTGGTTCCCATACTGCCTCCCGGCATGAGGGTGTCGCATCGTCTACTTCTTCTCGCCGAGCCACTCGCCGAGCGGGTCGCCGGCAGGCTTCTTCGGATTGAGCTTGACCGCGCGGCGAACCTCGAGGACGAGGCGCAGGTACGACGCGGTCGCCGAGCTCGTGGCGCTCTGGAACTTCGACATGTCGCTCGGAGTGGCCTCGTCGTTCCGCAGCGACTCCTCGAACTTCGCCTGCAGTTTCATCGAGTTGCCGAGCTGAACGAAGGCGCGCTCGAGCATAGCCAGGTCGGTCTTCGTGACGATGCCGATGTCCTCGAGGTCGGCGACGGCGTCATACCAGTGGCCGTGCAGGTCGGCAGGTAGCGAAGCCGGCGGCGCCTTATCCTTCGCCGGCTTCGCCTCTCCCGAGGCCCGGGCGGCGTGGCGGTCCTTGCGATAGGTCCCCGCCTTCTTGTGTTCCTCGACCGTCTTCGGCGTTCGGCCCTTGGGCATCAGCTGACCCTCCTGGGGATTGGAGACATTCGCCAATCTGTAAGCGAAAGACGTCGGTTGGGGTTCACGTTTCAGGCCTCTATTTTTTCAGAGGGGGCTATGGGTCTGCGGCCCCGATCGGCTCGAGTCTTCGCCATGTGGCAGGCGTGACACATGCTCTGCAAGTTGTCGAGGTTGAAGGCGTACTCCTCGCGGCCCTGGTGCGGGATGATGTGGTCCACGTCCGTGGCTGGCGCCCCGCAACGGCAGCAACGCGGCTGACGAGCGAGCTGCTCACGGCGCGCGCGGCGCCAGCGCGAGTCACGGTAGACCCAGCGCCAGGCTGCGCCGCCGCCGCGCTCCCAGCGGCCCGCGTCGCGCTTGGCCTTGATCGCATCGCGCTCGGCCTGCAGGCTCGCATGAGCGGCGCAGAAGCGCCCGGGGGCGTCCACGGTGGCGAAGCATCCGGCGACGGCGCAGAGGTAGCGCTTCATGCCGGGACCTTCTCGCCCGAGAGCTTGCGACCTATGTCTCCAATCGCCTTCCGAGCCTGGGCTTGCTCCTCCTCGGTCAGCGGCGGCTCGGGCGGCTCAGGCTCGCGAGGCTTAACCGGCGCAGGCTTGGCGGCGATGCGCGCGGCTATGGACTGCGCGTTGGAGCAATAAGCGCGGAAGTCAAAGTCAGGCGCACGCGCCTCGATAGGCTTGTGCTTATCGGCCTTGCAGGTAGCGAACCAGAGCTCGCGCCAGTGCTCGAAGTACTCGGCGCGGATCGCTCGCGCCTTGGCCATGTTGCCGCCGGAGTAGGCGACGATGGTCATGGCCCAGTTCTCAGCCTTGGGCGGCGGCGTGGCCGGCGCGTGGCTGAACTGAGCGAGAGCGCCGAACCAGTCGGCGACGATGGCCGCCGGCGTCGCCGCTTCGGTTCCTGATACATCCGCGGGGGGCGGGGCCGCGCTCGCGCGCTCCCCCTCTCCCTCTTCTTCTACCTCTCCTTCTAATTCTCCCTCTCCCTCTAAGCGTTTCGTTTCCGTTTCTGTAACGTTTCTGGGCGTTTCGTCTCCGTTGCCTTGGGTTCCTGCGGCCTTGGCTCGGAACCGGCGCACGCGTTCCGTGCTCTCGCCGACCTGGTACTCGTCCCAGTTGACGACGACCATGTGCCCGGCATCGTCGATTGAGACGAGCCCGCGCTTGACGAATACGTCGCGCAGCTCGTTATAGCGCTTCTCCTCGAGAAGGCATAGGTCGGCGAACATATCCTCGTCCATGAGCAGGACGCCCTCGTCGGCCTTGGTCAGGAGCCCGATCCAGAACGTCAGGCACTCGTGGCCGTAGCGTCGCATGAGGAACGCGACCTTCTCGTCGTTCAGCGTGTTGCGCCAGAGCTTGACCCATGGGTTCTTCATAGTGCCTCTTTCCCGGGGACTGGCCCCGGACGGTTCATCTCGCGGTTATCTCGACGAAGTTGATCTCAGGGTAGCGCCAGAGCAGCACGGCCCTCTTGACGATATAGGCCTGCGTCTTGCAGCCCTTGACGTCCTCGACGATGCGCCGCTGCGTGCGCAGGTCGAGGTAGCGGAAGTCTGCATAGTACCGGACGGCCCGGACCTTGGTTCCGTCGGCCATGACGTGCGCCGGGACGAGTAGGTACTCAACCTGCGTCTCCAAGTCGGCTATCATCCCGGCTCGCTCGAGCATGACCAGGTGCAGATATCGGTCGGCCTCGGCCTTGGAAGCGAATGTCCGGCCGTGGACGGTACGGTCCAGCTTGGACGACACGCCGTACTTGTTGTAGCTCATCATATTAACCTCTTGAGCCAGCGCATCAGGCGCGAATGGAGCGTCAGTCGCCAGACGATCCTGTTGACGTCCCAGTAAGCTATGCGCTGTCGAATTGCTCGCCTGGTCTCGCGCCAGGTCAGGCAGCGTTCGTACAGCTCGTCGTTGATCAGGCGGGTCGAGCGGGTCATGCTCGCCCCCGTGGCCGGTGCTTGTCGCACGCGCACGAGTCCCGTGCGACGTAAGCCCAGCTCCCGCCGCGCGGATACTTGGCGGGGTCGCCTTCCGGGAGCCAGTCGTTCGCCCGCGTGTTCTCTGGCTTGAGATAGTACGACCGCGCTGTCGGGTCGATGCACCTGCCGATCTCGCCGGGGACGCACTCGGGGAGTGACGTGTCCATGCTCGCGCAGGTACCGCAACGCTTGCAGATGCTGTCGAGGTGGCCGTATCCGGTTTCCGGCTCCATGTAGTCGAACAGCATCGGCTGGTCTGGCAGCGCCGTGGCGTCCTCCTCGAGCTGGACGTTTTCGGCGACGTAGTCGTACATCATGGCCGGACCCTCCTCACGTATTCCCAGTCCACCCCGTGCCGGGCCGCCCATCCTGCGCCGCGGTGGTAGGCAGTCAGCGCCAGCGGCAGCCACTCGAAGCGGTCCAGGTGGTCCCGCAGGATCCCCGCCGCAATGCGCGCAGCCTGCTCGGGGATCTCGGGGTCGAACTCGCCGTAGAGCAGGGTCCGCTCCTCGTGGTATCCCGGGGCCTCGCGAATGCCGAACATGCCGCGGTCGAGCGGATCCCGATGCCTAGGCGCCGGGGTGTAGTCGGACTCCGCGCGGGCCAGGCCGGCCAGGACGAGGGCCGGGACGTTGGCGGCGGCCGCAGCGTCGACGATCATGTCGCGCCAGGCCTCGGGGATGGCCGACAGGTCGGGGGCCAGGGCGGGCGGCAGGGTCGGCACAGGACGATGCTCGGCGCCCTGGTATCCGCCGACGGGTGCAGCGATGGCAAGAGCGGCCAGGATAATGATGAGGCGGATCATGGCTCGATCCTCTTGAACTTGACGACCCATACCCATGGGTTCGCGTCCCAGCCGTATCCGCGCTTGGCGTTGATGGAGTCCCAGAGGTCGTAGAAGCCCTCTCTATACGAACCGTCGCCGAGCTTCGCGAGAAATCCGGCTCCGAGCCATGGAGCGCCTTCCGCTTTCGCGTCCGTCTCGCTTATATCCTGCACCCGCTCGACGCTGACGGAGGTCACCTCGAGGAGAATGCGCGAGGCCCAGCGGGGCATGAAGATCGAGGGGCGAGTTTTGCCCTTTGGAGATATCGGAGTCAACGGAGCAGCGCCGTCCGCCTCGTACCATAGCCCGCCGTTATCGATGAGCCAGGTCTTACGGCTTAGGGCGCTTGGGTTTAGCATATCGGCGCATGCCCCGGCAGCCCACGTCTCCCTCACCCATAGCCGGTCGCCTGGCTGGCCGTATCTGCAATGTGCCAGTCCATAATCGGTAAGATTATACCCCGGGGGACATGCAACCCGCCGCGTCATCGTCTTCCGGCCCTCGAGGATCGCCCGTACCATCGGGCCGCTGAAGAGAATCGGATGCTCTTTCATAGGTCCCACCTGTTCGGGATGATCTTGATCTTGATGTTCTCGCCGATGACCGCGCCATCGGGGCCGTAGCGATTGAGCTTGTCCCGGGTCTCGTCCGATAGCACGTAGTGCGTGTTCCCATTGGCGCAGGCCTTGAGCGAGAAGTAGTCGCAGGAGTACTCGGCGCTCTTCGTCTCGCGCATGGTGTCCTTTGCCGTCTTCTCGGGCACAGTCTTGCCGTCGAGCAGATAGCACACCTTCTCGAGGTCATCGGTGATCGTCGGGGTCCTGGACCAGTAGCCGAACAGCGAGCTGTAGTCGTTCGTACTCAAGATGAAGCGCTTGTCGACGCCGTTGTTGTTTCGCTTCTTGCGCGGAGCGTTGTACGACGAGCCGGTCCGGTAGGTGCCATCAATGATGTCGCGGTAGACCTGCTTGACGAGCGTCCGCACGTTGTCGTTGATCAAGTCCTTGAGCCCGGACAGCCACGAGTTCGCGTTCTCGACCGTGAATTCCGGGGTATGGAAGTGCTCGATCTCGTCGAGCATCTTCTTGTACTCGGTGCAGAGGAGGTAGCGCTCGAGGAAGAAGAGCCGGACGAGATAGCGCCAGCAGATCCGATCGACGTACTTCTCCTCCGGGGTCGGGTCGGTCGGCTTGGCCTGGTGGTAGTCCCATCGATAGTCCGTGCTGTAGGGGCGATGGCCGCTGATCCCTTTGAGTGCTACGTCGATCTCGTCGTCGAGCGCTACGTAACGCCGGAGCTTGCCGATGATGTCGAGCTTCGCGGCGAATAGGGACTCGACGGTATGCCTCGGCGCGAGGTTGGTCTCGGGCGAGGTGTACATCACGCCGCTCCACCGAAGCGCCGGCGGTACCGCTCGCTCGCCATAGCGATGCGTTTCGCTTTGCGCTCCTTGCGCCATTCCAGGAAGATCGGCCCGAAGGCCGCGACGAACATGACTCCGGCCGCCGCGATAGCGAATGCGCTCGCGATGATGTATCCCACCATGATCAGTACCTCCCTCCATGACTTGCCCCGAGTCGGTACGTGCAGTAGCCCGCGCGCAGGAGCGGCGTTCCGGCGGGCCGAGCCGGCGCCGCAGAGGCATCGTCGCCGTAGGAGACGGCGTCGTATCCGACGCGCCCGGTACTGTGCAGCGCATAGTAGAGCTGCGGAATCGAGTACTCGGTCCGATCAGCGCATTCCTGGATATCGTCGTAGCGGATTCCTCCGCAGATCACAGTTCGCATCGCTCCTCCCTGAAAAAGAAGGGGCGCCCGGGCCGAAACACCGTGACGCCCCGGACGGTTATGCGATAGATAGCGCTTGATCGATGTTCTCGGGGAGCTTCTTGACCCCGAAGCGTATGAATTCGGTGATTCCTAGCTCTTTAAAGTATTCCGATCGCCTAGCATCGGCGTAGGTCTTATACTCTTCGTGGATCGATTGCACTTCATCGAGGTCCGATCCGCAATACGGGCAGTAGCGCCACCCCCAACCGCGATCGCTTATATCCTCGCCGCAGTCCGGGCATTTGTTTTCGTTGTTCAACTCACCTCGGACGCAATAGATTATTTCCCGGTACCAGTAGTCGGACTCGTTGTAGGGCGATATATCCATACCGAACTCTTCGAGCACGTCGCGGACTGGCTTGTTTAGTAGGCCGTTCGCTCCCTCTATGGCTACGAGCCGAGCCATTCCGAGCTTTTTCACTTCCACATTTGCCTCCTCTATTGAGAATCAGAACGTCGGGGGCGCACCGCGGCCGGACGAGCCGGAGCGCGCCATGTACTCGGCCCGTTCGTCCGGGGCCACGCCGGGCGCCGACCGGCCGGCGGCCTGGTCCGGGGCCTCGAGCTGGTGCTCGATCGCCGTGGCCACCCAGGCCGGGACGAATCCGGGGTCGGTCTCGGGGGTGAAGCCCGGCC